TCTGTTTGTGCTGCATTGGTTGAACGATTCCCCCCTGAAGAATCTGGATAAACAAATATTCGTCGATTTGGGTATCTACGAATAATTTCTTTAGCAAGAGCATCAGTGTCATGTGCTCCTGTAATTTCATCAATTATGACTAGCTTTTCACCAGTACGCACCCCTATAACCGCAGACATGTTGGAAATATTAAAATCAATTCCAATACGTAATGGCTCTTCATCAAAATCAAATCTCCTATCAGTTACGTGTAGTTTTCTATTAAATCGATCATAAACTTGCCCTGTTGTTAGGTTACAAAACTCACCGTTTAAATATGCCTGTAGGAGACTCGGATCATAGTTGGCCTCTAACCGTTCAATGAAGTCTTGAGGTAAATGTGGGTTATCCGTTGTCTTCATTTTTATTAACTTACGATCTTGACGTTTCTTTGCTTCGTCAGAGCCAAATGTTTGCCACATCCACCGAAATCCTTCAGGTGTTGAAGCTGCTGCAAATTGCCGAACATTCCCAGACCGTAAACGACCAAGAATTTTTGGAAAAGCTCTTGAAGCAATAGTTGGTGTAACTGTGTCAATTTCGTCAGTTAATACGAAAGCTAAGTTCAAACCAATAATTCTTGACCAGTTTTCAAAAGATCGACATAGAATTTTTGTATCACCATTAGGTAAATGAAGAATATATTCGGGCAAAGGAGATGATCTAAATGTATAAGGGATCTCATAATCTTCTAAAAAATTATCAAAATCAGTCATCCAAATATCTCGAATTAATGGTCCTGTTGGTTCCATTACACAACCAATAAAACCTTGATTTGACATAGCTAAATGTACTGTCTTTGCACATAACGCTCTAGTTTTTCCTGCTCCGTAACCTGCTGATAATCCAATTATTTCTGTTGACTCATCTTCTACAAAAGCTAATTGTCCTGGATGTAAATCTGTTTTTATTTTCTCTAAAGTCTTTTCAACATTAAAATCATCTGCCCGATTTGCAGCAAATAAAACATGACCTTGTTTAGCTGTTAAAAGAATTGTCAAGAGCAAAGAGAAGCTAATTTTGCTGCTGTGTTAATAGCACCAAGAGCAATGTGATATTGACCTGCCCTTCTGGCTTCCATCTGTAAGGTGCTGCATTGGCTCAAAAGATCAGCGATCATCTGGGGTCGCTCTATATCCCAATCACTCTTAATTTGCTCCCTAGCCTTGCCTAAGTAGCTATCTACAGTCCTTGGTGACACCCCCCAGTTCTCGGCAGCGTATCGCAGACAGTCAGACCGCCTGCCACCATTAGCAATAATGCGAGCAAATCGAGCAACTCTTAACTCAATTTCAGCTTGTGTTGATTCTTTAGCTGCCATTAGATTTATTTCTCAATTAAGTAGCCAGAGAAATCACCGAATCTGAACCACTGTAAAAAAGGTCCAGCAAGTTGTTTTTCTGTTATAGGACGTTGTACACCAGATAAACTTAATTCCTTTTCGATTATTTCATCAGAAGAAGTGCCAGATGCTTTTTTTCCAGCAAGGGTTAAACGATAAAAAACAGTGGAAGCATATCCACCAACAGGTTCTAATTTATCAAAAACAATAATGGCACCTCCAGGTCTACAATTTTTTCTTAGTGTATCCATTAAAGAAATTCGTTTTGCAGGTTCAACAAACATTAAAACTAAAAAGAGGATTGCCAAATCAAATTCTTTTGGTTCAACTTCTTCTGCTTTTGAGCAAATAATTTCTCCAGGGGCATCATAAATATCAATCATTGACTGAGAAGGTTCAATGCCAATCAGATGAGCATTTCTTTTTTCAAGAACAGGTTTCAAAGCTCGACCAATATTTCCTGTTGCTGCACCAAAATCATAAACAAGTCCATTTTCAGGAATGTAATGTCTTGCAACGTGTGTAATTGCGTTAGTGGCTAATTCATACCAAGGAAGTTGTTCACGAACATGTCGATCAAAACCTTTAGCAACAGAAGATGTTTCAAAAGTCCAATTTGAAGGAATCTTCATATTTTGCTGAGAATATCTCTATGAATAGTTTTAGCAATAGAAGCCATCATTATTGGTGGTACAGCCCGTCCTATTCTTTCCCATTTCTGAGAAAAAGATCCAGCTAATTTAAAATCATCAGGAAAGCCACCAACTCTTTTTAATTCAGAAATTGAAAAAGTTCGAGGTTCAGACCAATGATAAAGCTGGTTTGCACCTTGCAAAATTGTATTAGCTATACGAAAAGGTGATTGTTTAACGTGTGTATAAAATCCTGTTTTTCCAGTAAGTTTTTGATATGGAACACCAAGAGATTCACCAGGTTTACAATCTTGCCAATATTTATAAGTGTCAGTGTTTTTATTTAAAAACTGAGCTTCAATAGGAGCATCTAAATTTAATAAAGCATCACCCACAGAATATTGGTAAGGCAAAGGTAAAGGATGAGAGGGGTCACGATTTAAGTCATTTCTGACACCAATAAAAATTGTTCTTTGTCTCATCTGTGGAACACCTAACCACTGAGCATCAAGAATTTTGCATCTAACATTGTATCCACATTCTTTAAGTGTTCTTAAAATTCTTTTGAAATAACCTTTTGCAGTTCCTTTTACTAAACCAGCGACATTCTCAGCAACAAAAACTTTAGGTTGAAGTCCTTTTAATAAACGAGCATATTCATAAAACAAATCATCAACTCGTTGTGTTGTATCACTATATTTTTTTTCTTTACCCCATCCTGCTTCTCTTTTTCCAGCAGTAGAAAATGCTGCACAAGGAGGTGATCCATCTAATAAATCAAGATCACCACAGTTTAAATCAAGTTTTTCTAATACATCCTCTGCTGTAATTTTTCTAATATCACGAGTATCCAAAAAACTATTTGGATGATTAGCCTTATAAGTTTGTTGAGCAGACTCTATAAATTCATTAGCGTAAACAACTTTGTAACCAGCCATTCGATAACCAAGACAGGAACCACCACAACCAGAAAAAGTAGAAGCAACCTTAAATCCATTCCAAGGTAAATTTTCAATTTCAGTCATTAACGGGACTGAATACGGGGGTTTTTTAATTTGCTTTACCACTCCACTCATATCCACAAGAAGGACAACGGTGTTCTGTTTCTAAGTCTTCATCAACCTCTTTGAAATCATCAGGAACTGTAGGGTCATCTCTATCTCCCATCATTTCTGTTAAATCTTCTGGTTCAAACCAAGGTGAGATGTCATGTTCAATAGCTAACTGATGAATCATTGAAGCATCCCAATCTGATAAATCACTTGATCTATTATCAGCAAGAGCTAAACCAACTTTTTGCTCTTCAGTTAAGCCTTTTCGTTTAACAGCAATAATTTCATCACCATCAGTTTCAATAACTCTTACATTTTCAAGTCCTGCTGCTTTAGCACCTTCAATGGTTCCATTACCAGCTAAAACACGATTATC